TTGTTCGGTAGACTCTTCAGGCTTTTCTTCGTTTTCTTCACGAACTTCTTTGCTAGCTTCGGATCCGTCGCGAACAGGTACCTCATCTGTGCTTTGCTTCTCAGTGGCATCTTCTTCTTTTTTTGGTGGGTTATTTAAATCAACTTTGATGACGTTGTCATCTTCTTTTGTTTCGTTACTAATACTTATTTTAGTAACATTATCTTGTGTAGTCTCTTCGACTACGTTTTCATCTTTTTCTTCCATAATATAATATAATAATAATTAATAAATTTTAACTAGGTTCAAATGCACCTAAATTAAATCCGCCTCCTAGTATATCATTACCTGCAGACTCAAAGTTTTTAGGTGGTTTACCTGTCTTTCTTTGTTCAATCATCTCACTTTGTTGAGTTGCTTGAATTTTTGTTCTTTCGTCTTTTCTATCTTCTTTTTCTTTTTCTCTACTTTTCATACCTTCAACTTCTATACCTTTTAACTGCATGTTCATTTGAAACTCTAACTGCATCAACTCTTTTTTATGCTGAACTTCTTGTGCCATTTTTTGAGCTTCTAGTTGAGCTTTTATTTGTTCTAACTCTGCTTTACTAGTGTTTAACGCTTGATTTTTTTGTAACTCTATTTGAGCAGCTGATTCAGCAGCTTGTGCATTAGACTGAGACTGAGCTTGTATGTTTTCTAATTGTAGCTGTCGATCTCTTTCTTGTTTCTTTTTTCTACGTATTTTAAGTAGTTGATTAGCTAGTTTAATGTTTTTTATTTCTCTTAAATCAATAGCATCTTCAAGCTCTATACTTTGTTGTTGCAATGCCACTTGTATATTGTTTTCTAGCCTAGCTTTTTCTTCTTCGTCTGGTTGTAAATGTATAAATATACCAAAGTCATACAAATGTAAGTTGCTTAACTCTTCTAACGTGCCTACGTTGTGAGCTCCAATAGCATTTATAAAAGCTTCTTTTGTTGGCGAATATTCTATAATATCAGATATTCTAAGTGATAAACACTCTGCGGTTTCAGCTGTTAAAAATAAACCAGCTTGTAATATATGCCTTGTAGCTGTATTTGAGTTAGCAGCAGCTAACTTTTGTATGCCTACTAAAGCGTTTTTATCTGGCATACTACCATCTCTCGCTTCGTTTAAACCAGTTACATCACGTATCATTTGTAAATAGTAGTTATACGTACCTATTAAACTTTGCATTTTAGCACCACCATTGCTTGATTGTATTTCTTGTATTGGTACTTTACCAGGATTTAAATCACCTTCAGAAGTAAATGATCTACCAATTACACTACCTGTTTGGAAGAACATATTTAAAGCCTCTTGTGGATTATAGTTTGTACCGTTACCTAAATCTATTTCAGCTAAACCATCAGCATCTAAATAAACACCATCTGGTACTAATCTAGACATTACTTGTTGTAGTTTTAAATGTGTAAGCTGTATCATATCAGCAAAGCCAGTGATACGTTTAACTAAACTTTCTATTTTACCATCGTACATACGTGGTGCTACAATAGAATAGTTCATTTTAACTTTAGTATAATTACTTTTAGGACGCATCATGTTTGATGCCATCTCCCACTTAAGTAATTTATCTGTACCTAAAATTAAAGCGCCATCATAAAGAGTTTCTATTGATCTTAATAATTTTGAGTAACCACCTTCTTTATTTTCTGGTGGATTAAAGTTATCATCTTTAGGTATTATTTTATCTGAACCAGTACCAGTTTCTTTTATTTTATAAACTTCGTTCATATAAGTTTTATAGTTAAAATATAAAACTTGTATTTTGTTATGATCTTCTTTATCTGAGTTATATTTACTTCTATTGCTGTTTCTATTATAAGACCTATTGTTCATTATTTCTTCTAAATCACTTTCAGTTAAATGTGGAAACTCTTTAGCAAGTTCATTAACTGGTATTGATTTAACTTCTCCAACGTAATATATATCTTCAAAATAAGGTGAATCTGTATAAGAGTAAACTAAATTAGCTGGATCTACATATTTAACAACAGCACCCTCAGAAGTGTTATATTCAGTTTTAACACAACCAATACCTAAAACTGTTAAATCATAATAAAATCTTTTCTTTATTAATTCATAATTATTACCTTCTAATAAAGTTGTTAAAGCTTGCTCTTCAGCTAATTCTATAGCTTGTTTATAAGTTAGCTGCATGTGAAGTTGTAGTTCTTCAGTTGTTTCAGGTAATTCAACTTCTTGACTTTCTCTAGTATCAACGCCAAAATTTTCAGCAGCAAAATTATCAAACTCTCTATACTTCATGTCATCAAGTATGGCTTCCATATATTTAGTTCGCTCTTGCATACTATATGGATCTTGAGCAAAAGCTTTTATATCATAAGTTCTTTCAGCTATACCATTAACAACAATATCTACAAACTTAGGTATTATAGGTACTGGTGTCCAGTCTAAATTTAAATAGGACAAATCACCGTTTATAGATAACTCATCCTTATATTTTTGTATTGATTGTTCGCCTCTAGCATATAATCTTAGGTTATGAAAGTTATTCATATTGTTTCTATACCTATTATTATTATAGCTATCATTAAACCACTCTTGTTCTATAGCTTTGGCTACTTTTAAACCGTAATCATAACTAATCTTTTCAGCATCGCTTACAGTTTGGCTAGGAAAATAACTATTACTAGAATATGCCATATTTATTTTATTATTTGTGAATTAGTTCCATTATTATTAAATCTGGAAATATTTATGTTTAATTTAGGTTTTTCAACTTTTGGATTTGGTCTATATAAATGTCTATTGTTAGCCATTATTGCTAAACCACTACTTATAGTTGCATCAAACTTTGTTCTTTTATTTATATCAAACTTAGCCCAGTCATTTAACAAATTGTTAAAATACAAATCTCCAAAGCCACCATCTTGTTTCATACCTACATGATCTTGTATATACATTTCAATTGCTGCTGCATGAGCTTGTTTTATGTCTTCGCTAGAGTTTGGTATACCACCTATTTCTTTTTCTGCTACAGATAATTTATTCCAAATTTTATCTGGCCTGTTCATACTAAATCCTCTATAACCTCTACGTCTTAAATAGTACAAAAGTCTAGGTTTATTATTTTCTGCAAGTATTGGCATACTGTAAAACACTAATGCCATCAATACATCTTCAAAAAATATTTCAGCCGTAGGTGGTCTTGACAAGTACTCTAAAAAGAAGCTGTTAGCTGGAGCGTCCTCCATACTAAACCTAGTTAAACCATGTAAAGCTCCTTTAGATCCTTCACCATCTACGGTTCCTGATATGTCATATGAGTCACAGCCAAAAGCTCCCATATGTTCATTACCAGGATATTTTATTCCGTTTTTCAACACCACTCTATTTTGTAAGTCAGATTTTGGTACCCAACTAACTTTAAATCTACCTTTTGGATCTGGATAAAAAATTACTTTTGAATCTTTAACACCATTAACCCATTGAAAATTACCTTGAGTAATGCCAAGTGTCCTAGACATTTCTTCATTGTAATCTATTTGCTCGTATATTTTAACTAAGTTAAATATACTATTTTTTGTTTCATCTCTAAAAGCGTGTTCTTCAGTTCTTGGAAACTGGCGGTAAAACTCATTTAAAGCATCTTGGTCATCTTTCAAACCATCAGCTTCGTTTTGCCAGTTATCTATTACGCCTATATCTATTAGTTCACCATCTGGGGCAAACACGTCGATGTCAGGAGTAGAGAATACTGGAACTCCATACTCGTCAATAAATCCTTCGTAGTTCCATTCCATTGGGATAAACAAAGAATATAGACCAGATTTTGTCTGACCATTTCTATTTCTTTTTGTGACATCTGATGCGTTGTATAGTTTTTTAAAGTTTTCTCCACCTTTATCTAATGAATTTGAAGTCGAGCCCATCATACATTTACCTATAATTCTACTACCTAATCGTAAACATGTTTTAGTTACTCGCCAGTTATTTAATATATTATCAGGTCTTTCCCACTTACCACTTTCATCATGTACTAATAAGTTTAGCTTTTCACCATCATAACTATTATCACCTGTATTTTTCCAGTCAATTGTTGTATCTAAACCTTCTAGTTGTTCTACTTGCTCGTTTGTAGTTATCTTTTTTCTAGTAAACTTGCTAGCAGGTACTCTATAAGCTAACTCAGTTTTAGGACGATCCATACCATCTTGAATAGGTTTAAAGAAAAAAGGATAATTAATACTAATAGGGACC